ATGAATACTGGATATATAAAATTGTATCGGAAAGTGACCAATTCATTCGTTTGGACCAACGCTAATATGTTTAAACTTTGGTCTTTATGTTTAATGAAGGCGAGCCATAAAGAAAGTAGATTTATTTTTAATGGTCAAGAAATAGCCGTGTCCAGCGGTCAATTCGTCACAGGGCGCGCCGTTATTGAGAAAGAGTTCAATGAAGGTGTTCCACGTGACCAACAGATTGTCGGGCGTACGTTATGGAGATGGTTAAAAAAATTTGAAAATGAGCAAATGTTGTCCATCTCATCAACCCCGAAATACAGCGTTATAACAATAAATAATTGGGATGACTATCAAGTCAATGACCAACAAGTGTCCAACAACCGTCCAACAAGTGTCCAACAGTTGTCCACATACAAGAATGAAAAGAATGATAAGAATGAAAAGAATGTTGTAGTAGTAGAAGAGCAGCAGTCAGTTTTTCAACTTTATCAATCAATTTTCGGAATGCTAAATTCGGTCACTACTCAAAATTTAGAGTACTGGTGTAATGATTTATCAACTGAATTAGTAAGTGAAGCTTTAAAAATTTCCGCAAAATCAAATGCTAGAAATTTCAAATACACTGAAAGTATTTTGAGAAATTGGGAACAAGAAGGCGTTAAAACTTTAGATGATGTAAAAGCATTAGCCGTAAAAAGAGAACGTAATACAACCAAGCAACAGAAATCAAACACAGGTCATTCGGATTACGATGATCTTGGATTTTAGGAAGTGAAAGAATGAAGTCGGCATCAGATGGATTTTCAAAAATGATTAAAACATTGCTTTATATCACACCTGATCCATGTCCAGATTGCGGAGGAAATCTTTATGCTTGGCGTGCAAAAAACAAGGATGGGTCCGATAGATGTCCACCAACTTGCATGGAATGTGGATATAAAGCACGCAAAAAAGCAGAAGACCTCGAAACAGAGAAAATGTTTAACGATAGTTTGAAAGCTAGAGCGATTAATTACTTGAAGTACAGCTCTCTTTATACCGACAAAAATTTAATTAATTGTCGTTTTAAAACTTACAAAACAGTAGACACAGAAACTAAGCTTGCTTTTGAAATTGCCAAAAGAGCTACAACTGAAATTCTATTGAATAAACCAATTCATATGATTCTTTCAGGCAAAAGCGGTGTTGGTAAAAGTCATTTAGCTATGTCAACGGCTTGGGAAGTGTTGGAGAAATCAAACTATGATAAACGCTGCCTATTTATTAGCTATGCGGAACTCTTAGAACAACTAAAATTTGCGATGAAAGATGAACAAGCCAGAAAGACAATAACAGGAACCTTAATGGCAGAGATAAAAAGCGCTGATTTAGTTGTTTTGGACGACTTAGGGGCCGAATTAGGCGTTAAAGGTAATGACAGTACCAACTTTAATAACGACACCTTAAATCGCATTGTAGAAGCTCGGCAGAATAAAGCAACTGTTTTTACTACGAACTTAACAGGTAAAGAAATGAGCCAAGCTTATGGGGAGAGAATCCTTTCTCGCATCATGAGTAATTCACAAGGTTTTGTGATGAAAATTGAAGGGACATCAGACAAACGAGTAGCAGGCATCTGAAATGTTATTTTTAGCGAATATATTCAGCGTAGAACAGTTTTACAATCAAGCGAATATAAATAGATGTAAAGAAAGAAAAAAGGCTTAAAACGCATTTTAAAGCCTTAAAAATAAATCGATAGAAAGGGGAATTATTCAATGCCGTATGTAGTAAAAATTTCAGCCTATCTTGGTAAAGATGGTTGGCCAGTAGCTAATTTAAAAGATGCTGTGTTGTTTGAACAAAAAGAGACAGCAGCTATTGCAACAATCGTATCTGGCGGAACTGTTTCAGAGGTAAAGGAAGCCATCATAATGCCAGAAAAACCGAATAGGTATACAGCAAAATCTACCAAAGTAGATTTAAAAAAGGAACCAATTGAAAAAGCAACAAAAGATAACCAAGCTTGGATGAAAGGGGCTAAATGAGAATGAAGTGTGTTAGATGTCAAGATCAGCGTGTTATTTGGGGAAAAGACAGATTTAATTATGCAACACCTATTCCTTGTCCTGAATGCAACAAAGATGGAAAAGCAGTTCGAGCGGAAACTGCTACCAAAGAAAGGGAGTTAAAACAATGCAATCCCCAACAGCCCTGAATAAACGAGGAAACAAAGTCACGATTGATGGTTACACATTTGATAGCCAGAAGGAAGCTAACTTTTATACAAAGTTTGTCAAAAATTGTGGGTTACCTTTTGAAGTTCATCCGCGTTTTAAACTAACCGAACTTACACCAACTGCGGATGGTATAGGTAAAATTTCGGCGATAGCTTACTCACCTGATTTCATCATAAAAAACTTAGATGGGAGTTGGAGACATGTCATTGATATTAAAAACTCTTTTGGCGTGTATGGTATTGACCAATCCGTTAAGCTTCGTTTTCGTCTATTTGCCCTTAGATATGGTCATCCAGTTGAAGCGATTGTTGTTCGTGCTAGAGATTTTAAAGTGATCACACAAGGTGTAACTAAGCCTTTAAACGAAAAAAGACCATTCATAACCGATAATTTCGATTACGAATGGAAAGATGCAACTAATTATTAAACGAAAGTAGGAAAATAAAATGACAAAACAAGTAAATTTCAGACCAGAAGTGAAAAAAGTGACATCTAAATCAAACGGAAATATCGAAGTGCTATTAGTGGTTAGCAACGCTTCATTAAAAGGAAAATATGAAAGTTTAAACGAATTTTTAGGCAAAACAGTATCAACGACCATTGAGCCAGAAACAGTAGAATACAAGGTACCAGTAAACAAGCAGACCAATAAGCCGAATGTCGAATATGTTGTAAATAACGACGGGACAGTTGAAGTCCTAAAAGAAGAACAAACTTCTTTAGAAATGGGCGATGATGTGCAAGAAGTCGAAGAAGTTGCTGTGCAAGTATCGAAAGAAACCATTGACGAATTCATCAAGAAAGCAACGACTATCGAATGGCCAGAATCAGTAACAATCAACGTTCGTGGCGTGTTGCATCGGATCGATGAAGGGGAAGCACTAGAAGAAATTGCGGCTGATCATGAAGTTTCAGTTGACAATCTAATCAATCAAGTGGAAATCGCGCGCCAACATTTTGCACCGTTTGCAGATTCTTGGAGCAAAAACAAGGAGAACATCATTTTCCCAGAAAAGACAGTTGAAGATGATGAAGAAGAAAGCGGAAGGGGTTAAAGGATATGTGCTATTACGATATAAACTATGGTGAATACGATCACTTTAAAGAATTGTTGATAAACAAACGTATTGTGGAATGGAATGAAGATATTCTAATTTTAGAAGATGGAACAAAAATTACCATTGAATGTTCTGAACAAGATTGCTGTGCGGGAGCTTATGGCAAATTTAAAAATGTAAAATTGGACGCTGTGATAACGAATGTTTCTTTGCCAGAAATTACCAATATTCCTGATGACGATACGGTTGTTAACCAAGCAAAAGTAACAATTTTCCACAACCAAAATCCAATTGCTATTGCTGATTTTTATGCTGATGCTGGCAATGGTGGCTATTACTATAGTGTTGCCTCTTTTGTCATTAAAGATGTTCACTATAAAGTTGTTGAAGCATAACGAAAGTGAGTGTTCATTTTGCTAGAGATTTATTACACGCCAACATCCGCTATTATTGCGGATGCACTGGCTAAAACATATGAAGTCGTTTCTTTAGAAACAGCTAGAAATATTTCCAAGAAATTTAAGGCTAGTTTAAAGCAGAAAACGGACCTTTATGTGATTGAGGGAATTTTGATTGATGCTGGTTATAAAAAAGAGCCAGTGAATTTGTGAGAAAGAAAAAGAATATTTTGATGTTGCCATTGAGAGAATTAAGAAATCGAGTGAAGAAGATGATTCCAAAGTTTAGAGTGTGGGATACCTACGAGAAAGAAATGCTAGAAAATGTTACGCCTTTGTTTGATGACTCGAATAGCATGATGGCCATAATTACGGATTTTCAGATTAAAGGCAGTCCTGGTACGTCTGAAATAGAGATAGGAAGCTATGATACAACTTTTAATTGGGATGAATTCCCTTATATACTCATGCAATCAACAGGATTAAAAGACAATAACGGCGTTGAAAGTTGGGAAGGAAACTACCTAATCAAAGAAGGTTGTTGGCCATTCTTTATTAAATGGATTGAGAATGAAGGATGTTTAATGGCTGTGCCAGTAAATAGCATTCAAAAAACAAATTGGAAGCCTGTATCTGTTAAAGAATTACTTGATAAAGGTTATGTAAATAATAGCAACATTTACGAGAACCCAGAACTATTGGAGGGAAAGTGATGATTAGATTCAAAGAATTTGATGTCGGTGATATTGACTATGAAGAACAAATAGAACAATTTCAAAAGGAATATCCAAGTGCTGAATTTGTACAAATTACAGGCGGGTATACATCCTATGAAAAAATTTGGTTCAAATATGATGATGGTATTGAACAACCAAAACTCAACGAAAATCAGGAGCAAGTACTTGGTTGGTTGAAAGTAGACTACTGTAAAAAAGATTCTTTATTTGAGGCACTTGAGCGTATTGGAGAGGTCTACGAAGACCCTAAAACGGAAGAAGCATTCTACTCTTTATCAATGGTTGAGGAAGCAGAAGTTATTCAGATGTTCATTGAGTGGTTTTTAGAGCAGGAGAAAGCGGAATGAGTGATTATTTAGATCGAATAAAAAAGACAATGGAGTTTAAATCAAGAGCCGAAGCGCTAGAGGTTATGGAAGAAGCTTTAAAAAGAGGATTTAAATATGTGGTCAGAGACTACGACAGCGAGTATCTTTCCTTCTTTTCTTTGAAGCCTAAAAAATATACGGACCTGGGTTCATGGGGATATGTTAATGAAAATGCACAAGGTGCATTGCCATCAACTGTAATTCTTAAAAATACAGATATTACTGAAATTTCATGGCGTAACAAACAACCGATAATCATTACTGAATTTTTGAAGTATCAAAAAGCTGGACTAGAGGACGAACTTTTCAGAGTGGAGGAAGCGGAACGAAAGTAATTGATAAAAACAAAAATAAAGCAGTTGAAGTGGATTTTGTGTCAAATCTTGGTGAAGTTTACCATGTGGATGACGAAGGGGATAAATATATATTATTCATCCATGAACTCCAGGTAATAAATCCAGAAACATGTGATCACGACTGGAGTGTTTACGCATATCCTACTGGATCTAATCCCACTGACATAGAAATGGCAGGACACTGTAAAAAATGCGGTTATGATACACATGAACAGTTGTAGGAGGATTATTGATGGATATTAAACAAGGTGACAAAGTGAAATATGTTGGTACAGCAATTCCCGAATATACTGGGAAAATGTTAGAAGTAGAGAAGGTAATCCCGTTAGGCTATATTCTTTTATTTCCAGAAGAAGATAGAGGAATAATAGGTTTCGAAGGGTTTGGCGTATTGAAAAAAGAATCGTTAATCTGTGGATTTGACGAAGTGGAGGAACAGCGATGAATGAACAAGAAAAAGAAGATTTAATTCAAGCGCTCTATGATATCGGAGGCTGCGATGCAGAAGATGAATGGTCAAGAGGTTATGACGATGGAGTAAATGCAGCAATTGAGGTCATAAAAGAGCTTGAAGTACAGGAAAAAGCTATTGTTCCAAAATTTGTAGCGATTGAGTTAGATAAGTTAAAAGATAAATATTTAACGCTTAGGGACCTCTACACTGGTGACGTTAATTGGTTAAATAACGGAACTTTTTATCTTGAAGGAAAAGAGCTAGAACTAGCAAAATGGGTTAATAAAAATGAAACTACTTTTGAATATGCTTGGATTCATGGCTACGAAGTAGAGGAAGAGCAAACCATTCACGAGCTTAAAATTTTACCAGAATACTTTGAAGCAGTTGTTTCAGGTAATAAACGTTTTGAAATCCGTAAGAATGACCGTAACTATAAAAAAGGCGACATCTTACGCTTAAACGAATATCAAGACGGACAATATACAGGTGATGTCCATGTTGCAGAAATAACATACATTACAGATTATGCACAACAAGATGGCTATGTAGTGCTGGGGATTAAGTGAGGAGGATCAATAGATGAAAATTATAGCAAGAGATCGAGGGACTGGAAAAACAACAGAGCTAGTTAAAGAATCAGCGAGAACAGGGCAGTATATTTTAGCAGCGAATAAATCGCATGTCCGAGCTATTGAACAAATTGCCAAAAAAGCAGGCATTACTATTCCATATCCTGTTACGGTGGATGAGATTGTAAGCATGGACCGCTTTACATGTGCCAGTTCTATTCAACGAGATGGATTGCTAGTGGATGAAGCAATTATGGTTTTAAGTAAACTAATTGGCTTAAAAATCACTGGTGCGACTATATCTCTTGAAGGAGAACAACAATGCTAAGTTATCCAGAATTATATATACTGGGCCGTCAAGTAGACGGCATTTATGTTGAATACTTACATGGAGCAGAGCAAGCCGATTTATTTTTCGATTATGCGATAGCTTGTGATGAAAGAAATCATATGAATCAAACCAATACAAAAGATGGCGAATGGAAAATTTTAAAGTATGGCAGACCGATAACGGTCGAATTAAACAATAAAAAAGCCAACCGACCACTGGTTGACTAAGAAGAATATTTTACCAGAAAAGTGGTAGCTTGTGATATGTGAGGTTACTTTACCCCAAACATTGGTCACAATAAAAATATTTTATCATGAGTAAAGAAAGCTGCCAATAAAAAAAGCCGGATTCCTCCGACCGTTGGTAATATTCTCGACACGAATATTATACCACAATGGAGGAATCAAAGGATGGTACTTTTTGACGTAAAGAAATATGAAACACCAGATGCAAAGGATGTAGACATGGAACAAACTAAACATAACGTAAGTGTGTTCCTGTCTGCCTATCTTGCTGCTAGATGTCGTGTTGGCCAGCCGAGGGAACCAAAAGTAACAGCTTCATTCTCTTTGGTTCCGCCATCAACGGCCAATAACGTTTTCGAAGCCGAACAAATGTTAATCCAGAAAGAAGAAGCCCAAGAAGAGTTTGATTATTTGCATAAGCTTTTTGTTAGAGGTTATTCTGCGATTCAGCATCCGCACAAACCAGATGTTACCGAGCGAAGAAAAAGAATCTTCTATGACCGTTATATCAACGGCAATCCGATCTATCTAGCAGCGCAACGGAATTGCATCAGCGAAGAATCAGTGAAACAAGAATCTAATATGATTATTGTTCAATTTGCTTCGGCACTGGAACTGGTTGCTTTTAAGTAGCCATTTACTACACTTTTTATACCTCTTTTATACACTTTATCTACACTTCATATACCTTCTAAACGGGTTATTATGATAGTGTCAAAAAAATAAGAAATGCGACACACTTACACAAATACATTAACGGAACGATTGCCTACTTATTTTTTTGATTTGAGATTACAAGGAAGTAAAAAAATTCTACTTTCTTCGTTTAGTCACTTGTGATCTCATTTAGATTCTCTCGCAAACCACCAATTATAAAACTAAAGAAGTGAGGTGAATTTCCTCTCTCTTTTTTCTACAGGTTTGCGAGAGTTAATGGAGCATAGCTTAATCGGTAGAGCAGCGGTCTCCAAAGCCGTTGATATAGGTTCGAGTCCTATTGTTCCAGTAAGTGGCATAAGCTGCTTAAATAAAATAGATCGTCAATAAATGTTCGGACAAACAAATTGGCGCTACTACCTTTCACGAGGACTGCATTTATATGCAGTCCTTTTTGTTTTAAGTGTAGTAGAGTTTTCATTTTGAAAGGGGAAATGTCAAATGGCAAAAGCAAAGAAAGAAGAAGTGCAGGAAACAAAGGCTGCTAAAAAGAAACCAGCAGTTAAAGAAGTTGAGCAACCTGACGATGTGGAAGTAACTGAAGAACCTGTTGAAGCCAATGAAATTACAACAGGGACTATTAAAGTTGGTGACCTAACAATTAGTAATGAAGGTATTAAATACGAATCTACTAATGATGAAGCACCACAACCAATTGAACGCCAAACACCATTTGGGGTTGAGGTGTGGGATCCTATCGAAAAGCGCACCGTGTTGAAAGATGCCTAAGTATTGCCGCCAAGAAGGTTGCCGTACTCTATTAGAAAAGGGTAGCTACTGCGACGAGCATAAACGCAAGAAGCGAGTGGCCAAACGTTATTACTCAAAGAACAAATCATTCTACAAATCTGATGAATGGAAAAGTGTTGCTGATGCTGTCCGCTTTCGTGATAGGTATAAATGTACGATTTGTCATAAACCTGTGTTTGGTCGTGATAGTCAAGTGGATCACATCAAACCAATTTGGTTGAATCCAAATTTAAGATTAGACATGAACAACTTACGTTTGGTTTGTGCTACTTGTCATCCAAAAGTTGAATATCGTCCGCAAACGCAAAAAGAAATTGAAATGAAAAAAAATTATAATCCCGCAGATTATTTTTAAGCCCCCCTATGAAATTAATTTTAAATTTTTTTCATGGGGATAGGGTAGGGGGACCTCTTTAGACACCTCCAGAGCATTTTCAAAAAAAGAAAGGGGGGTAAAAATGGCTGGACGTAAAAGTAAAAAACAAAAAATCCTTGATGAAGCCTTGCAACATAAGGAATTTGAGCGAATGCGTATCATAGAAATATTAAAATCATTAGGAAAGTTCACGCCTGCTTTGAACCCTTTGATTGAAATGTATCTGGATGCGTGTGAAGTCTATCATATCAAGTATTTAGAGTGGAAAGACAGTGGTTTTAAATCCACAAAAGTTCACACAAACAAAAATGGGTCAAGAAACGAAATTAAGCATCCTTTGGCCCAACAAGTTGAAGTTTGGAGTGAGAAAAAAACTAAGTTATTAAACCAACTAGGCCTTGATATGAAAAGCGGTGGCCTTGATTATGTTGATCCTTTAGCAAGTGAAAATGCTAAGAAAAAAGAAGAAGCTAAAAAAGATGAACCACAAACAAATAATCGTTTGGTTGAATTTAGAAAGATGCGTGGTGGTCAATCATGATTGATATGACTGTCAATTATGCTGATAAATTTGCCAAATCGGTTCGCAGACACAAAGAACGGTATCCAAAATCAATCTATTTAGCAGTTAAACGATATAACAAGTGGAAGAAACGGAAAGATATTTTCTTTGATCTGGAAAAAGCAAATTTGATGCTAAGTTTTACCGAATCATTTTATAAACATTCAACTGGTGAATGGTCGGGGCAACCGCTCGAATTAGAAGATTGGCAGAAGTTTTATTTCTCAAATATTTATGGTTGGCAAAAATGGTCTGATAAGTGGCAACGAAATGTTCGTGTTATTCGTAAATCATACCTGCAGGTGCCAAAGAAAAACGGTAAGTCTTTAATGGAAGGCGCGCCAATTTTATATGGAATGTATGGAGAAGGTGTGAAGGGCGCCCAATTTTACTGCCTAGCCGCTGATTTTGACCAAGCGCAAAATGTTGCCAATCCTTTAGCAACCGTTATTGAAAACGATAATGATTTACTTGATGGTACACGTGTTTATCGGAAAGAAAAGAAAGTAACGACTATCAGTTACGCTTTCTTTGAAGATGATTTCAAATATCAAAACAATTTGCGTGTGTTATCTAAGCGTGAAAAAGTCGATGGTAAAAATACTTATATTGTTGTTGCCGATGAAGTTCACGAGTGGGAGGACACGTCGAGATATGATGGTTTGAAATCAGGACAAGCTGCACAACCAGAACCATTATTTTTAGTTTGTTCTACTGCTGGTAAAAACAGTGGGGCCTTAGGTGTTCAAATTTATCAAGATAGTAAACATATTCTTGAAGAAGATAATGACGATGACTGGTTCATTATGATTTATGAACCAAATAAAGGTTACAACTGGGAAGATGAAAAAGTTTGGGAAATGGTCAATCCGAATTTATATGTCTCGTTTGATATCACTTTTTTACGTGGGGAATTTAAAGATGCCTTACGAAATCCATTTAGGAAAGCCGAGTTTCTATCAAAGCATTTGAATGTTTTTGTCAATTATGCCGAAAATTATTTTGATAAAGAACAAATTGATAATTGCTTGGTAGATGATTTAGGAGATATTACAGGCGAACAAGTCGCTATCGGTATTGATTTATCCAGAACAACTGACTTGACATGCGTATCAATTAATATTCCAACCTTTAATGATGAAGGTGAAAGCATTATAAAAATAAAACAAATGTATTTTGTACCAACGCATAATATTGAAGAAAAAGAAAAATTAAGAAATGTTCCTTATCAATATTATGCAGAACAAGGTTTTGTAACGCTTTGTGAGGGTCGTACTGTTGATTATGATCTTGTCTATAACTATGTCATTGACATGTACAACAAATACGAATTAGACATTATTCAAATCAATTATGATCCAGCTATGTCTGAAAAGTTAGTGGAACGTTTTGAAATGGAAGGATTCAATACGGCCGAAGTAGGTCAATATCCATCAGTAATGAATGAAATGCTAGATGATTTTGAAATACTAGTAGATAACGGACGAGTTCAAACTGACAATCCGTTATTTATTTTTTGTACCAACAATACAACAGTTGTAACGAATATACAAAGTCAAAAAGCGCCCAGCAAAAGAAAGTCACCAGAACATATTGATGGTTTTGTGGCTTTTTTAATTGGTCATAAAGATTCAATGGATTTAATGGTGGAAGTTGGAAGCGAAGAAGAATATGAGGATTATATTAAACAGCTTTACAACAGAAAATAACTGAAAGGAGGTGGGAATTTGGGAATTAGATCATGGTTCAATCAAAGATTTCGTATGTCGAGTAAGAAAAAAGTATTAGGTAGTTCAATACTTGCGAATCAATTTGTCTTGGGTGACGAAAATATTTTATCTTCTAGCGACGTTTATCACTATCTTTTAGCAATTTCCAATATGTTTGCTTGTGGATCGTGGACAATCGAAAAAGAAGATGGAAAAGACATTAAGGGAGCCAAAGAACTGCAGAGTTTGAAACATCCAAATGGTTATTTAACCGACTTTGAATTCAAACGTTTGCTTGTAAATGTCTATTTGTTACAAGGAGAAGTATTTGTGGTGAAAGACGGTAAACAGCTTCACATCATGAAGGGAATTACACCAGAAATATCAGAAGAAGGTATCAAACAATTTAAATATGACGGCCATACGCTTTATCAAAATGAAGTTCGCCAAATTAAAAATATTGGATTATCGAATAATTATGGCAATGGACTGATTGATTTAGCTAGAGATACTTTAGAAGGGGTCATGAATGCAGAAAAAGCTTTGACAGAAAAATATAAAAAAGGCGGCTTGTTGGCGTACTTACTGAAATTAGATACTCATTTGTCACCAAAAAACGCAATGCAAAACGCAATGCTTGATGCCATTCAAGGACAACTAGAAGAAATTCCAGACGAAGGAAAGACTGTCATTATTCCGTTGTCTAAAGGTTACGCCATCGAAGGATTCGAAAGTCCTGTTCAAGACGATAAAATTCTTTCGTATTTAAATGTCTATAAACCAGAACTTGCAAAGTTTTTAGGTTTTGATCCTGACGCATACAATCAATTATTAAAAGTTGATTTAGAGAAAGCAGCGATTTATTTAAAAGCATTCGTTGTTGATCCGATTGTTCAGAATGTCTGTGAACATTTAACGGAACTATATTTTGGACCAGAATCAACAAATCGTATTTCTTTAACAATTGATATTAAAAAGTATTTAACAATGTCACAAAAAATCACAAATACGCAAGGTTTAGTTCGTACTATGGTTTATACACCTGATGATGCACGCGTGGATTTAGGTGCCGAACGATTAAATACAGAAGAATCAACCAAGCTCTATGCATCGAAAGATTTGATTGGGCTAGATGAACTAACCGAGCTTAACAAGTCTAAAATGGAAGAAGGTGATTCAACTGGATAAGTTGGAAATTAGAAGTTTTGATATTAAAAACATGACGACGCGTTCCCTAGATGATGGCAGTGAATCAACTGTAGTTGAGGGGTACGCGTCTGTTTTTAACTCACGTACGAACATAGATGGTTGGTATGATGAAGAGATTGCACCTGGTGCATTTTCCGAATCACTAGCAAAAAACAAAGATGTTCGCTGCTTATTCAATCATGATTGGAATTACGTGTTAGGCCGTAAAAGTGCTAATACATTAATTATTGAAGAAGATTCAAGAGGGTTGCATTTTGAGGTTACATTGCCGAACACCACATTTGCGAATGATTTAAAAGAATCAATGTCGCGTGGTGATATTAATCAATGTAGTTTTGGTTTCTGGGTAACTGCACAAGAAGAGGACTATTCTGGTGATGTTCCACTTATTAGAATTACCAATGTTGATTTGTGGGAAGTCTCAATTGTACCTTTGCCTGCATACGAAGATACTGAAGCTTCATTAAGAAGTAAGTTCCAAGAAAAAAACATTGAAACAATTAAATTAAGAAATAAAATTTTAAAAACGATTGGAGAATATAAATAATGAAAATGCGTAAAATTTTAGAAAAACGAGCTGCTAAATTAAAAGCAAAATTAGCTTCAATGGAAGAACGTGCAAAAAGTGAAACTTTAACACGTGATGAATTAAGTGATATTGAATCACAAGTGGAGGAAGTCACAGCAGAATTAGACGAAATCAACGATGCTATCGCAGAATTGCCTGAAGAAGATGTGACAGAATTAGGCGATGTCGTAGATGATTTAGGCGCAGCAACTGATGAAATTGTTGAAGAAGTAGACGGAAAAGGCACTGAAGAAGATGATTTAGAACCAGCTGACGATAAAGAACGCAGCCGTGTTTTAGATATTATCGGGAAAGGTATTTCAAGTCGGGGAGAAGAAAAAGTGAAAAAATTAACTCAACGTAGCGCGTTCTTACGCTATTTGGCTGGTCGAATTACACCTAATCAAGCTCGTTCATTTGGTGTTGGTTTTAACAACGGTAAAGTATTGGTGCCACAAGAATTAAGTAAAGAGATTATTTCTTACCTACAAGAAGAAAATCCTTTGCGTAAATTTGCAAGTGTTCATCAAACTAAAGGAACTCAAGGTTTCCCAGTACAAGTAAAACAAGCCGAAGCAAATACAGTTACTAGTGAACGTGATGAAAATAATTTAATTCCATTTACTGACATTGAATTTGATGATGTTTACTTAAACCCAATCGAATTTGATGCAATTATTAAAGTCACGAAGAAATTAACGCATATGTCAGACTTTGACATTGAAGCTATCGTGTTAGATGAACTAAAGAAAGCGTACTTGCGTAAAGAAACATTCTGGTATTTTTCAAGTCCTGATAACAAAGGAGCATTAGCTAAAAAAGCGGTAGCCTTTACTGGTAAAGGTGACAATAATTATTTAAAAGTTGTTCAATTAAAAAATGCTTTACCGACTGCAATGCGTTCAGGCGCTCGCTTTATGATCAATCGTGCAGCACAAACATTGTTGGAATCCATGCTAGATAGCACTGGAAATCCGATTCTTAAAGATGCTGGGAATGATGATTTTGATTATAAGTTATTTACTTATCCAGTAGAAGTTACAGACTACGCAGATAAATACAATGAAACTACGAAGAAATTCGATCCAACAGTACCAGTGATCTATTTCGGTAATTTCTCTTATTTCCACATTCAAGATGTTATTGGCTCATTGGAAATTGAAAAATTAACTGAACTATTTGCGCGTGAAAATAAAGTCGGGTTTAAAATTTATCATTTAAACGATGGTCAATTAATTTATGGGCCGTTTGAAACACCTGTTTATAGCTTAGACTTAAGTACAACCCCAGCACCTAATCCAGGTGAATAATTATGGAAATTAATCTAGAAGGTTTTAAATCTCATTTACAATTTGAGGAAGGCATGGATGATGGCATGCTTGAATTTTATTTGGATATGGGTAAAAAATATGCAAAAAGGGCAACTGATGATGAAAATTCGTCAGTTGCCTATTATATTGCATCCATTTTTTGGTTGTATAAAGTCCCAGAAGCTGAAATGGAGAATGCCTTTAATGCTTTAACGCCATTGATTTTAAGTGAAGGGCTGGTGGTAGACGATGCCAAAAGTAACGCTAAACAGAATGAAATGGAAAGCTGAACTTTGTAAACAAGTTCCTGGGTTAGATAACAATGACAGACCAGCGATTATTCATGAAAAAATTCGAGATATTTTTTATGTTGAGTTAGGTATTACCTCGCAAGAAAAATATTTATCAAAACAAGCCAAAATTGATGTTGTGAGAAGAATTAGAGTTCGTTTCGATAAATCTATCACGGAAACAATAAATACGCTTAGAATCGATTCTGTGACCTATAAAATTACTCGTATTTATACAGATATGGATAAACGAGAAATGGAGTTGAGTTTGGCTTATGTCGATTAGTTTTGAGAAATTAAGGGCAACGCTAAAAGCAGTAGGTGTACCTGTAACACGTGACAAAGCGGAAAAAGGAACCGATTATCCATATATTGTTTATTCAAATGTTAGTCAAGGTAAAAAAATGGCATCGTCTAAAGTGCATAGACGAATGCCCTACTATCAAATCTCTTTTTATACAACAGGTACAGAAAAAGATTTGACGGATTTAGAAAATGCGTTGGAAAACGCTGGTATTCCTTATGCTGATTTTGTAGGTATTCAGGGTGATGAAAACGATGATACAGTGACAAATTTTTATACGTATGTGAGGTGTATAGAAAATGGCCAATAATAATGGATTTGCGGATATGGGAGACTATTTGGGTACTCTTGCACAAGTAGACCCAACAAAATTGTCGTTGGAATCATTAACGAGTGCTGCCAATTTTTATAGAGAGCAGTTGCTGCCCAAAATACCTAAATCACTATTAAAGAAAAAACATATGGCTGATCAGGTAAAAGTCATTATTGAAGATGACCAAGTACAAGTTGCGTTTGAAGGAACTGCCTTTTACTGGCGATTTGCTGAAAATGGAACAAAGAATCAAAAAGCCCAGCATTTTGCTAGTGGTACGTTTGAACAAAATAAAGATCAGATTGAAAAAATCATGACACAACAAATATTAGATTTATGGGAAGGATGAGTAATTTGGGAAAACAAGATGTGTATTATTTTGAAGGGCTAGATGACATCTTAATTGCCATGATGGCAACGCCTGATGAAGTTGGGGTTGCACCAACTTATAGCGAAGTAATTAGACTGGCTATTGCAACAAAACTTGCCATTAAGGGAAATGGCTCAGCGCTAGTTAAATGGGCATCAAGTAAAATGTTTCGCCGTGTAAGTCGCGAGACAGAACACGAAATTGGATTGGATCATGTGGGGATTCCTATCGAAGTAATGGATGAGATAAAAGGTTTGCTTGCAGAAGCAGGCGTTACGTTTGGAAAAAATACAGCACGTGAATTTCCTTACTTTGCATTTGGATTCATTGGAAATATTGAAGGCGGAGGAAAAAAAGCAGTTTGGTATCCAAAAACACAATTATCCAATGTCATTGATGAAGAATATGCAACTGCAGAAGATGACACAAAAATTGACGATGTAACTGCTAATTTTGTTGCTAACGGTTTGAAGTATAACAACGTTATGTATGCAAGTTTCGATTCTAACCGATTAAGTGCAAAACAAGGGGACTTTGAAAAATTCATTGCACAACCTATTTACGATGAAGAACAATGGAAAAAATTAGTAACTCCATCAACGCCAGGGGGTGGTGGTGAATAATGGCAAAGTTAGCTGATTATGGGATTGTCGTTTCAGACACACCAACTGTCACAATTAAAGGTCATCAGTTCCCGATCTTGTTAACCATGGAAACCATGGAGCATATTGCGGATATTTATGATGACGACTATTCAAAATTTGAAGAAGATATGAATGCAATGCTAAACAAGAGCGGTGGACGTATCTCTTCAAAAGATTTATCTGCTTCAGATTTAAAGATCATGCGTGCTTTAATTTACGGCATGTTAAAAACTGGCGGATTAGACGAAACACCAGAAACAATTTTTAAATTCTTAGGAATGAATTCTACGGTTGTTGAAGTATACGGTGCCTGCATGGAGGTATTTACAGAACAGAATTTTCAAGTTGATGATGTAAAAAAATCCAAGAAGCCACAAGATTATCAAACTCCGCAACAAAAGAAAAACAAAAAGAAAAAACACAAACGGAAGTAGGAACGCCCTGGGCGTTTTATCTGTATGTAGCCCTTACTCTTTTAGGATGGAGTGAGGGTTTCTTTTTGAAATCAACACCGAACTTGTGGCTTAAGTCATACATACAGTGGTTAACGAGTAATACGGAGTTTGAACCACCTGCAAGTGTGACTATGGATAAAAGTCCTTGGTGGTAGGAAAGGAGCGCTAACGTGTCAAAGAAAGAATCTGATGTTGTCTTGAATTTTAAGACAAACGGAGAAGTCAATTATTCTCGAACAATCAAAGATATCAACAAAGAAATGAACTTAGCGGCTACCGAGTACAAAAACCAGGTATCCGCTATGGATAAAGATGCAACACAAACAGAAAAATTAACGGCAACTAAGAAAAAGCTTGAAAAGCAATTGTCTTTAGCTGAACAAAGAACCAAATTATTGCGTGAGGAATACGAAAAATCAGTTAAAGAAACTGGTGAATATTCAGAGCAATCACAAAAGCTTTACAAACGCTTGTTGGAATCAGAAACAGGTGAAAATAAATTACGATCTGCATTAGAAAGTACCAACGAAGCCTTGAAAGAACAAGGTGACTTGTCTGTTAAGACTGCCGAGAAGCTAGCTAAAATTGAAAAAGCTGGAGACAAAATGAAATCTGTCGGTAAGAAGATGACTGTTGGTTTAACAGCACCGATCATGGGAATTGGCGCCGCTTCTATTGCTGCATTTAAAGAATTAGATGACAGTTTGGACAGTATCACAACTGCCACTGGTGCTACAGGAGAGCAACTAGAATCATTGCAAGACAGCTTCAAAACAGTAGCTGGCCAAATTCCAACAGATATGGAAAATATATCAACTGGGATTGGTGAAGTGAATACACAATTTGGCTTGATGGATAAGCAATTAGAAGACACCACAGGACTAATGCTTAAGTTTTCAGAAATTAATGGATCAGATGTTTCTCAATCAACTATCAATGCGAAAAAATCAATGGACCTTTTTAGGTTGTCTATTGAGGACTTGCCAATGATTTTGGATTCAGTATCTAAAACTAGCCAAGATACTGGAGTAGGGGTAGATCAGTTATTTGATGCAGTGAATAGAGGCGCGCCCCAACTCAAAGCTATGGGACTTGGTTTTTCTGAATCAACTACGTTAATAGGTCAAATGGAAAAAGCTGGGATAGATTCGGCAGGAACGCTTGGGTATTTAGCGAAAGCTAGTGTCGTTTATGCAAAGGATAACAAAACTATGCAGGATGGCTTAAGTGAAACAATTGAATCAATCAAAGGTGCAACAACGGAACAAGAAAAACTTACTATTGCTAGTGAAGTATTCGGAACTAAAGCTGCATCAAAAATGGTAGAAGCAATTGATAGTGGTGCATTATCAATGGATGGTTTAGCAGATTCAGCTAAAAATGCGGCTGGCACCGTGGATCAAACATTTAATGATATTTTGGATCCAATCGACCAAGCGAAAATTGCGCAGAATCAATTTAAAATTGCAATGGGCGAACTTGGCGAGCAAGTGCAAATTGCACTTCTTCCTGCTTTTGAAGCAGCAAGCAATGCGATTCAAAAGGTTTCAACGTGGTTTAGTGGACTGACCGACAATCAAAAGCAAACAATTATTACCATTGCAGGAGTTGTCGCTGCTATTGGGCCAGTCTTGGTGGTTTTAGGAACACTTGCTAGTTCCATTAGTAGCTTGATTCCAGTTATTGCCTTTATTGCTTCGCCTATTGGAATAGTGATTGCTGCACTAGCTGCTTTTGTTGCTGGAATTGTGATTGCTTACAACAAAGTAGGCTGGTTTAGAGATTTTATCAATACGTCCTTTAATGTGATCAAAGATATAGTGGTTGGTGTATTCAAAGTTTTAGCAGATACGACAAAATCTACTTTTGATTTCATCACAGGCTTTATTGGCGGCGCTATGGATGGTGCTGTAAAAATCATTAGTGATTACGTCAACGCGATTACAAGAATTTTTGGCGGTATCATAGATTTCGTTACAGGAGTGTTTACAGGTGATTGGTCAAGAGCGTGGCAAGGTGTTGTTGATATTTTCGGCGGTATTTTTGAAGGAATTGCTGCAGTAGCCAAAGCACCAATAAATGCCATGATAACTCTAATTAATGGTTTTTTAGGTGGTTTAAACAATATCAAAATACCAAAATGGATACCTGGAGTTGGTGGCAAAGGCTTTAGTATTGCAAAAATTCCATATCTTGCTGAAGGCGGTCATATGATCAATGGCCAAGCAATAGTTGGCGAAGCTGGTCCTGAATTATTAACAGCAAAAAATGGCAAGACTACAGTCACACCACTTTCACAAGACGAAAAAGCTCGTGGGATTGGCGGTGCTTTGGATCAAGGCAAAACAATCGAACAACATGTTTATTTTGGCCAAGTGGATGCAAATAATCCAAGCGAGTTAGATCGGATGAATCGCAAACTATATAAAGCAAGTGCGCAAGCTTTCTATGACTTAGGGGGTGTACCAACATGATTTTTATGAATCGTGATGAACCTAATTTCATTTGGAAAGGTTTGAATGCGGTTCGTGATATGGGATGTATCATCGAAAATGAACTACCAGACATTTTACCAAACAAGCGATATGATACGTATTCCATAGTTGGTAGAAGTGGTGAATTTAATGAAACATTCAACGACTATGAACCTTTTGATTATGAAATTGAAGATGTAACTATTCCTTATGAGAACTTAAAAGAAGTCAAGCGTTGGTTAACTGGTAAAAGCAAGCTTATCACTCATAATGACGAGGACAAATATTTAGATGCTATTTGTGCAATAAGCAAGCCAATCTCATTCAAAAATGAATGGGGTGTTTTTTATACCTTTAACATTGAATTTAGATGTCAACCGTTCAAGAGAAAAGTCAATGAACAACCTGTACTAATTAAAACGAAAGCAGTTGAAATCACTGATCATGGCGATGAAACAGCATTTCCTTATATCGAGATTGATTCAAAAGGCGGCGATATTACGCTAAGTATTGGCAGTAATTCACTAACGATTTTACGTACACAAACAGGAATCGTCACTATTGATAACGAAAAAGGAAAAGTAATACAAGAAGGGCTACCATTGTTTACTCGTGGTAGTTGGATAAAAACGAATCCTGGTCAAAACACATTAAACATATCAGGAAATTTCACAGAAGCTAAGTTTTGGAATAGGAGCGCGTATTTATGACACAAAATTTTATTTATGCATATACGGCTATTCCTGAAAATTTAAATGATAACGGAATGGCTTTGCCAGATTGGCAAGATTTACCAGAAATTAATCGTGTGCTAAATGGTGCGTATCGATTCTATGGTAACTATGCAAGAGATGGCCAATATCGATCATACTTAAAAAAGGGAAACTTTTTAAAGGCACAAGTTGAAGATGGGTCATATCAATATTTTGAGATTTACAATATTAAAAAAAATCTGCAATCAGTTTCAGTGACGGCGAGACACATTGGTTTTATGGCAAATAAGAATTTCATTATTGATTCATTCACTGCTAATGGAAATGGCACGCAAATCATGAACAATTTAAAGGCTGCATTAACGTTTAAGCAACGGTTTAATTATTTGTCGAATGTCGGTACTACACATCAGTTTACGGCGAAACAAGTTGCCCCAATCGATGCAATCATTGGTTCTAACAATGGTAATCAAAATTTAACAGGTGTTACTGGTGGGGAATTAGAGATGGATAACTTTAATTTGAAACTAGTTAAACAAATTGGATCGGATAATGGTTTTAGAATTGATTTTGGTGTTAATTTGGAAGCTATAGATGAGGACTACGACGATGAATCAATTATAAACAGTCTCTTTCTTATCGGTGGCGTGCCAGACAATGATTATGACCAAGACAAAGAACCAATCACGTATGGCTTTTTAGAAATTGCTGGTGTAAATGATAGTAATCGAAGAATTGGAAAACGTGAAAATTCGGAATGTAAAACAGTTGAGGAGCTTAAAGAATGGGGTCAGTCATTGTTTGACAAAGACCGTATTCATGAACCAAAAGTAACGCACACCATTAGCATGGTAGCATTAGAACACACATTGGAGTATGAAGATATTTACGAAGAGCTTTCTTCTTTGCATTTTGGTGATGTAGCGCATGTCAGAGCAAAAGAAGTTGGTATTGAAGTAACAGAACGTATGGTTGAATATACTTGGTTCCCAACTTTAGGCAAATTCAAAGATATTGTTTTGGGAAATGATTTATCACTCTACACCTCAACTGCAAATAATCAAACCCAAGAATTGAAACGGAAAATCGACAATAGAACGGAAACACTAGTACAAAATGTTTTAAACGCAACGGCATGGATCACTGGTAATAGTGGCGGACATGTCGTTTTTCGTCCAGAAAAAGCGCCGTCAGAAATTCTTATCATGGATACAAATAAAATAGCAACAGCGAAGCGTGTTTGGCGTTGGAACTTAAACGGTTTAGGATATTCCGATAACGGCGTTAATGGTCCGTTCGGGCTTGCTATGACTTCTAAGGGAGAAATCGTTGCTGATTTTATTAAAGTGGGCATTATTAACGCGAATGTTTTACAAACAAGTTTCAATAAAGCAACAGGCGATGTGTTAAAACTAGTGTCTGGTGCTTTGCAAATTTGGAACGAAAAGACAAAAATCATGGAATTGACCAAAAAAGGGATGGAGTTTTGGAATGGTAATAGTCACGTTGGCACGATGGGAACAAAGGGAAATCCTTTTCCAGGGTTAGCAGATAAACATGGAAATCCTGTAGTTTCTGATGGGAATTCATTACTATTAGTCGCAGATAATCCCCAAAAAATTATTGGTTTGTCTAACCAATCAGGCACAGGACATTTAATTACTGGTCCTACACAGTTTTTTGTTGGTAATAACTTTAACTTCTTTGGTCCAGAAGGAAGTAAAGCAATTCTGACAGTTGATAGACTGATTGTCGGCGGAAAGGAAGTCATCCCTGGCGATGGATCAGGTGGTAACGATGGTGACGTTCCACCAGAACTAACAACCGAAAAAGAGAAAAATGCTTGGGCGGTTTGGCAGTTCTTGAAATCTAAAGGATACAGTGAACAAGCAGCCGCTGGAATATTAGGTAATATGGAGCAAGAATCTGGAATTATGCCCGACATTGACGAAGGCAGCGGAGGTCCTGGATACGGGTTAGTTCAATGGACATCGCCAATTGCTGGCGAAAGCGGCCGTGCTTATGTGCAACGTTTGCTAGGTCAAGCTGGAATCAGTGGAGACTATCGAAATATTACCACACAGTTGAAGTTGCTTGATTGGCATATGCATAATGGCCAATACATTCCATCGGCAGCTTATCCATATTCTGTTGCACAATTTAAAGCATTAACAGATATAGGTACCGCTACTATGGCATTCGAGGCAAACTTTGAACGCCCAGCGGTCACACATCCAGAACGAATTCCGATGGCCCAATATTGGTATGAGTTGCTACACAATTTAAAACCAGGGACTAACAAGTGGGTTAATCCTGTACGTTCTAGCTACACTATCACTCAAGAATGGGATGAGATTGGCTGGGGAACAAATGTGATTCATGGTGGTATTGATATTGCATCGATGCCTGCTGGAAGTATGCCACCTGTTTATGTGGCACGTAGCGGCACAGTTGAAACTGTTACTTATGACGGAACAGGGGGGAATTATGTAGTAATTAATCACGATGATGGCTACTGGAGCTATTACGGTCACTTGGATTCTGTCGATTTGTCAGTAGGCGACAAAGTAACAACTAATTCACGTGTGGGAATCATGGGAGCAACTGGATTAGCTTCTGGCGTTCATCTTCACTTTGAAGTATGGAAAGGCGCTCAGTGGCAGCGAATAAATCCGCGTGATGTTATTAATTTTTAGAAAGGAGCAAATAAATGGTTAAATGGCAAGCGACACTAAGCACTACGGAGCCATACAATTACATTGGTATTCAAAATGTACGGCAAGGGAACCGAAATACCGAAGTTTTAGAAGCTATATTAGTTGAAAATGCTTTGCCACTTGATTTAACAGGTTGCGAAGTATTTTTTGAATCAGTTATTGATAAAAAGTATCCGATTCAACGAGCAACAAAAATTGTGAATGCCAAAAAAGGGATTATTCAGTATACCTTTGATGAATATTCTATGCAGTCATTGCACAGACAGGAAGCATATTTCAGTATTCATAAAGGCGACAATCTAATTGGCTCAACGCAGAACTTTTCTTACTTTGTTGTGAACGCTGCTTCTAAAACAGAAGGTGAAATGGGTTCGTATTGGCAATCAATAGAAGATTTAATTGCAGACATGGCCGCTTTTATCAATGAAAACAAAGGCGATTTCACAGCATGGATGAACGCTAGAAAAGAAGAGTTTGAAAAGTGGCGCAAAAATCAACAAGATACATTTGAAGCGTGGCGAAACGGTCAAGAATCAGATTATCTAAAATGGTTCGAATCAATCAAAGATATTTTAAAAACTGTTGATCCAGGCGGAACAATGCTAGCCGAACTAATGGATGCACGTGTAGATATACAAGGAGTACGCCACAATTCACTTACAGAGCGCTTGTTAGCTGATATGGACTATTTATATCAGAAACTAGAGAAACGCTTATTTACAAAAAAATACAGTGAAATAAGTACACTTTATTTATTACAAGATGATAACTTTTCTATTAACCATGAAATTCAAATTGTTGGAAATACTGAAAATCCTAAAAATGAAGGAGCGTTAATCATTGCAACAATTGATGATGCCCAGCAAAACACATTCAAGATTGGAAGTGTTATTTAATGGTTGAAATTAAACGAATGATGGAAACCGCAGAAAGTGGTGTTCAATACCAATATTATCCATTAGTTCATGCGGATGGTGTTGTTGGATTAGATAAGTTATTAAAGGGACAAGGGAAAGTAAATTCTGTTAATGGCTATGTTGGCGATGTGATTTTAACGCCTGGCGATTTAGGTTTGCCAAACGATCTCGTGTTGATTTCAAAAGACGAGTATCAGAAGTTAAAACAAATCATTGCTGATTATGAAGCAGGGAAATTAGGCGGTTCTGGTGTTGAATTTGAAAAAGTAGAAGGAGATGGTGAATAGTGCCAGAATTATATGTAATAAAAAAAGATGGCGTAGCCATTGATGTACAAACCAGTACAGCAGGTATTGTTGGTTTAAATGAATTTATAGATGGAAAACTTGGTGATGCTGGAGCAGGTACTGTTTCATCCGTGAACGGCCATGTAGGAGAGGTTATATTAACAGCTTCTGATGTAAAAGCATTACCTGAATCAACTATTATTCCAACTATTCCTGGCAATGCTTCTGCTGAAAAAGACGGTTTGATGTCGAAAACAGATAAAGCAAAACTGGATGCATTACCAGTTTTTACATTTGAAAAGGTGGGTGAAGCTTAATGGCAGATATTTTTCAATTAATTGAAAATGATAAACCCGTTTACATGAAATCTCATGTAGATGGAATTGACGGTATCGAAGAAAAATTAGTAACAAAAGATTTCTATCAAAATGACACGAAGGCACAACGTCAAAAATGGGGTGAGGGTTTAAATTGGATTGCTCACAGAGGAAATAACACAGAATATCCAGAAAACTCCATTCCAGCATTTAAAACAGTTCGCAGACACTGGGGCATTGAAACAGATATTCAGGTCACAAGTGATGGCCAGTGGGTAGTTATGCATGATGATACAGTTGATCGAACGACAAACGGCACTGGTAAAGTATCATCCATGACATTGGCACAATTTAGGAATTTAAGAATCGACACAGGAGAAAATTTGTCTCGTTTATCAGATGAAGAAAAAACGCCGCCTACTTTCGAAGAATATTTGAAAATTTGCAAAGAATTAAATAAAGTTCCTGTTATTGAAATTAAATCTGGAACCTATAGCAAAGCTAATTTTGATTTGTTAAAAGATACGTTGGATCTTTATGGATATGGCGAAGCAAATTGCGTTATTGGTTCATTTGATGCCAATATATTGAACACAATCAGAACCTATTATCCTAATATAGAGCTACATTACTTTGTTGATGCGATTAACGAAAGTGTAATTACTCAGATCAAAAAACTAGGTGTTCCAGCGGCTGTTAGTTGCTCATATAGTAATTCTAGCTTGTCAACAGCAAATGTTAAAGCATTGCATATGGCTGGTTTTAAAGTTGGTACTTGGACAGTTCCAGAAAATAGTTTTGAAGGAATGAAAAAGCTAGGTGTGGAATATATCACGACAAATTCACTTTCTGGAAACCAAAGATACGCAGTGTTGAGTTATCAAAATGGTTTTCAAAGTAATCAAGGGATCCCAAACGCAACATACGTTGAGGAATTAGTCGGTGGAGGAATCCACATCAATTTTAACGTTGAAAAAGGAACGAATAATCAAAATGATGTGATTGCTACGCTTCCAGAATGGGCGATACCTATGAAAAGTCAATATAATCCATGTACCATTCGAGTTAGCGCAGCAAATGGAGATGTGAAAGTTGGTTCGTTTGATATTCGCGGTCGTATCGTGGCAACTGGTGCAACTGCTGGGACATTGGCCGTTGGTTTGAATTGGAAAGATCGAACCAGTTGGGCCGCTGGATCGGTTGTTTATTCAATTTAGAAATCAAATGAAAGTAGGGGAAATTTTGGAAGAGTTTGTCAAAGGATTATTAACAAATCCAGAGCAAATTTCGTTTGCAGTGTTATTCGTCAGTTTGCTTTTTTGGGTTATGAAACAAAATAATGATCGTGAGCAAAATTATCAAAAAACAATTGATAAATTAGCCGATTCATTAAAAGATGTTGAATCAATTAAAACTACCGTTGAAAAAATCAACGAGAAACTCAACTAAGGTATAGCATGCTGCTATGCCTTTTTGTTTAGGAGGAAACATGAAAAAATCAATTAAAATGTTATTGACTTTAGTGTTATCGATAAGTTTTGTACCAATAGGTGCTAATGCCTATCAAGTGGAACAAGATCCGATTGATTTTGGCGGATATTTTCCAGGCTATGCGACCAATGAATTAATTGTCTTGCATGAATCAGGAAATGGGAACAACGTTGGTCCAAACAGTCTAGACAACGAAGCGGCATATATGAAACGCAACTGGACGAGTGCTTATGTGTCTTATTTTGTCGGTTCTGGTGGTCGAGTGAAGCAGTTAGCGCCATCTGGTCAAATTCAGTGGGGTGCAGGTGCGACAGCGAATGCAAAAGCATATGCACAAATCGAACTAGCTCGAACGAATAATAAAGAAACATTCAAAAAGGACTATGCTGCATATGTAAATTTGATTCGTGATTTAGCTACACAGATTGGTGCAACGTTTGACTTAGATGATGGTACAGGATACGGAATAGTCACTCATGATTGGATTACTAAAAATTGGTGGGGCGATCATACTGATCCATACGGATATTTAGCACAGTGGGGAATTAGCAAAGCGCAACTTGCACAAGATTTACAAACAGGGTTGCCAGAGGACGGTAGTGAAGTTATTGTGAACCCTGGTAAGCCCAATAAACCTAAATACAAAGTCGGTCAGCATGTTCGCTTCACAACAATCTACAAAAATCCAGATGCGCCAATTTCGCAGCATATCAATGCAAATACCTTATGGACCCAAGTCGGAACAATTACACAAAAGCTAGACGGTCGTAAAAATTTATATCGCATCGAAAACAGCGGCAAATTACTAGGTTATGCAAACGATGGCGATATTGCGGAATTGTGGGAAAATAGCAAGCCGGCACCTGCAAAGACATTTACCATTGGAGTAAATGAAGGTATCGTTCTTCGCAACGGTGCGCCAAGCTTGTCAGCGCCTGTGTATGGGGTTTGGCCAAAAGGTTCTCAATTTAAATATGATTCCGTTCGGTTAGCAGATGGCTATGTTTTCTTAGGTGGTTCTGATTCAAATGGAACACGTATTTATATTCCGATTGGCCCTAATGATGGTAATCCCGATAATACGTGGGGCGCTGGATACTAA